CAACGAAACGCTCTTGAAAGCGCAGGATGTGAGCTAATTTTTGAGGACAAGGCGAGCGGCAAAAAGGCTGAGCGCCCTGGGTTAAAAAAGGTACTCCGTATGCTTTCCAGAGGTGATACCCTAGTCGTATGGAAGTTAGACCGTCTTGGGCGCAGCATGCGTCACTTAGTTGTGCTGGTGGAAGAGCTGCGTGACAGAGGCATTAACTTCCGGAGTCTCACTGACTCCATCGACACCAGTACACCAATGGGGCGCTTTTTCTTTCACGTAATGGGGGCGCTGGCAGAAATGGAACGTGAGCTTATCGTTGAACGTACACGCGCTGGACTTGATGCAGCTCGCGCAGAAGGTCGTATAGGTGGGCGTCGGCCTAAATACCAGGAAGAAACATGGCAGCAAATGCGGCGATTGCTGGAGAAGGGCATCCACCGTAAGCAGGTTGCAATCATCTATGATGTGGCTGTTTCCACTCTTTATAAGAAGTTTCCGGCGTCATCATTTCAATCCTAAACCTTGGTTTAAGAGAACTCGGTACCAGCGGTGAAAAGATCCCCCTGTTGAGTACGGCTAACACATGGAGTGCGCGCCAGACTTTCAACGGCGGGATCACCGGGGCGCTGACAGGGAACGCCGATACCGCGACGAAATTGAAAACAGCCAGAAACATTAATGGCGTCAGGTTCGATGGTTCTGGTGACATTAATATCAATACTCTGGTATCGCGTGGTCGCGTAACGGCTCTGGGGGCGAATGCACAGGGGACATCCGGGATTCAGCTGTATGAGGCATACAACAATGGCTACCCTTCCCCCTATGGCAATGTGCTTCACCTTAAAGGTGCCACCGCTGCTGGCGAAGGTGAGTTATTCATTGGCTGGAGTGGCACGAGTGGTGACCATGCGCCAGTACATATCCGTTCGCGGCGGGATACTGATTCTGCCAACTGGTCTGAATGGGCGCAGGTCTATACGTCAAAAGATTCAATTCCCGGCGTCAATGCCAAAGGGGATCAGGATACCTCCGGCAATGCTGCTACGGCGACCAAATTGCAGACAGCACGTACTATTAACGGTGTTTCGTTTGATGGTTCTAAAAATATTGAGCTAACGGCGGAAGATTTAAATTTACAGGAATTCATTAATAAAGCAAATAATGCCGTTCAGCGTTCAGGCGATATCTTGTCCGGCGGGCTTACTTTTGAAAATGACTCAATCCTTGCCTGGATTCGGAATACTGACTGGGCAAAGATTGGATTTAAAAATGATGCCGACAGCGACACTGATTCATACATGTGGTTTGAAACAGGCGACAACGGCAATGAATATTTCAAATGGAGAAGCAAACAAAGCACCACAATAAAGGACCTGATGAATCTTAAATGGGATGCTTTGTATGTTCTTGTCAATGCCATTGTAAATGGCGAAGTAATATCAAAATCAGCAAACGGCCTACGTATTGCTTATGGTAATTACGGATTCTTTATTCGTAATGATGGTTCAAATACATACTTCATGTTGACAAACTCCGGTGACAACATGGGGACTTATAACGGATTAAGGCCATTATGGATTAATAACGCTACTGGCGCTGTTTCGATGGGGCGTGGCCTTAATGTTTCAGGGGAGACGCTTTCAGACCGTTTTGCTATTAACAGCAGTAATGGTATGTGGATTCAGATGCGCGATAACAACGCTATCTTTGGGAAAAATATAGTTAATACTGATAGCGCTCAGGCGTTGCTTCGCCAGAATCACGTTGACCGCAAGTTCATGATAGGTGGACTGGGGAACAAGCAATTTGGCATCTACATGATTAATAACTCAAGGACAGCCAATGGCACCGATGGTCAGGCGTACATGGATAATAACGGTAACTGGCTTTGCGGTTCGCAAATTATCCCAGGTAATTATGGCAACTTTGATTCCCGCTATGTAAGGGATATCAGGCTTGGTGGCGCATCATCATACAAACCTGCAAATAATGGCACAACATGGACCCATCAGGCACCGTCAGGTTGCGTTTATTCCGGCATTATTGTCCAGGATACCGGTTCAAACTCTGCCGATAACATTGGTGGCGTATATTATAGACCGGTACAGAAATACATTAACGGAACATGGTATAACGTGGCACAGGTTTAAATTTATGCAGCATTTGATCAATATAACAGCGGGTAATCCAAAAACAGTTGAGCAATACCAGCTGACGAAACATTTTGATGTCATCTGGTTTTTTACAGAAGACGGTAAAAACTGGTATGAGGAACAAAAGAACTTCCAGGATGACACGATAAAATTAGCGTATGACAAAGATAACATCATCCGCTATGTGGAAAAGGATGTAACAGCTATCAGACCGGATGGATTAAGTGTTGTTGAAGTGCCGGATATTACTGCTAACCGACGTGCCGACATTTCAGGTAACTGGATGTTTAAGGATGGCGCAGTTATTAAACGTATTTATACGGCGGAGGAATTACAGCAGCAGGTAGAAAATCAGAAAGCTAGACTTCTTGCTGATGCTGAATCAGTCATTCAACTACTAGAGCGTGCAGTAAGGCTGAATATGGCAACGGATGAGGACCACAGCCGACTGGAAGCATGGGAACGCTACAGCGTTCTTGTAAGCCGCGTGGATACGGCAAAGCCAGAATGGCCACAAAAACCTGAGTAAAAAATAAGGCCCGATAACGGGCCTTTTCTCATTCTGGTTGTTCGGGAAACGTTACTGGCAGGATGGAGGTATCTGTAGATTCTACTTTCTGCGCATATAGCATCCACGCGGTTAATTTCTGTTTATTCTCATCGGAAATGATGCCCAGCCGTAGCTGTGAGTCCCACAGTTGGGTTTTATCCCTGACAAGTTGCAATAGGCTTTGCTTTTCATTTTCAGCTTGTTGCCTCTGTTCTTCCTCGGTATAAGTTCGCTTTATCACTACGCCATCTTTGAACATCCATTTACCAGAAATGTCAGCACGGCGATTTGCAGTAATGTCAGCAACCTCAACCACACTTAAACCTTCTGGATTTATTGTAGATACGTCTTTATTTATAGCCACAATAATTCCATCTGATGTGTAAGCAATTTTTATAGTGTCATCCTGGAAGTTCTTTTGTTCCTCATACCAGTTTTTACCGTCTTCAGAATACAACCAGACAACACCAAATTGTCGCGTCAATTCATATTGTTCAACAGTTTTTGGATTACCTGATCTGATGTTTTTTAAATGCTGCATAATTAAATACTTCCCGCGTTATACCATGTACCATTGATACAATACTGCACCGGCCTTGCCTGAGTTGTATCAATAAGTTCGTCCTTATTTGAGTTGATTGAGGCAGTAACAACATAACCAGATTTATCGTTCCATCCAGGACCATTCCATGTTTGCACAGACGATTTTGTACCTAATCGAATACCTGTAATAAATCGTGAATTACATTCTGCTTTGGTATATGCCCCAACATCTCCCGCAGATGGTTTACGTGTTGTAGTATAAAATTCAGACCAGTCGGCTTCAAAACCATAACCGTCACGCGCAGAACGATAATAAATACCGCCGTTCTTATAATTCACGCGGAACTACCAGCTCCCATATAAAAATGGAGAATCAACGTAGATGCTCCACCAATATTAGCGTTATAAACCCCGCTAATCGAGTTCCATCCAACAGCTTTGTCATTTCCAACTGTGCTTCCTGTCTGCCCTAAAGCAAATGCAGGTTGCTGGTTTTTTGTGCTGTAGTCGCGCCGCCAGCCTGGGGCGTAATCTGCACCATGGTTTATATAAGTAAATTGCGCATTAGTGGTGCCACCTCCGGTGGAAGTGCTTGGTGTTGTTACACGGATGGTCATGGCACCTTTATTACCCATAACCTCAATAACGCAACCTGCAAGATGAATAGTTCCACAGCCAGTATCGGTTATAATTTTATTATTGCCATACGACCATGAACATTTGCACATCCAGTATGGGTGATTGAATGCCCCTTGAGAATCCAGCCATTCAATCAATTGTGCCGTTGTCCAGTTCCCTGCACCTGTACTAATAGAACTGTGAAAAGCGCGACATGCACCAATATTTTTAGTGAAGGTATCTTTTCCAGGAATATCCGCGCCATTCTGGTTTTTCTGCAATGATCCAGCGGCTAGTTCTACGGTTTGCTCAAGATTTAAATCTTCCGCCGTTAGCTCAATATTTTTAGAACCATCAAACGAAACACCGTTAATAGTACGTGCTGTCTGCAATTTGGTCGCCGTAGCAGCATTGCCGGAGGTATCCTGATCCCCTTTGGCATTGACGCCGGGAATTGAATCTTTTGACGTATAGACCTGCGCCCATTCAGACCAGTTGGCAGAATCAGTATCCCGCCGCGAACGGATATGTACTGGCGCATGGTCACCACTCGTGCCACTCCAGCCAATGAATAACTCACCTTCGCCAGCAGCGGTGGCACCTTTAAGGTGAAGCACATTGCCATAGGGGGAAGGGTAGCCATTGTTGTATGCCTCATACAGCTGAATCCCGGATGTCCCCTGTGCATTCGCCCCCAGAGCCGTTACGCGACCACGCGATACCAGAGTATTGATATTAATGTCACCAGAACCATCGAACCTGACGCCATTAATGTTTCTGGCTGTTTTCAATTTCGTCGCGGTATCGGCGTTCCCTGTCAGCGCCCCGGTGATCCCGCCGTTGAAAGTCTGGCGCGCACTCCATGTGTTAGCCGTACTCAACAGGGGGATCTTTTCACCGCTGGTACCGAGTTCTCTTAAACCAAGGTTTAGGATTGAAATGATGACGCCGGAAACTTCTTATAAAGAGTGGAAACAGCCACATCATAGATGATTGCAACCTGCTTACGGTGGATGCCCTTCTCCAGCAATCGCCGCATTTGCTGCCATGTTTCTTCCTGGTATTTAGGCCGACGCCCACCTATACGACCTTCTGCGCGAGCTGCATCAAGTCCAGCGCGTGTACGTTCAACGATAAGCTCACGTTCCATTTCTGCCAGCGCCCCCATTACGTGAAAGAAAAAGCGCCCCATTGGTGTACTGGTGTCGATGGAGTCAGTGAGACTCCGGAAGTTAATGCCTCTGTCACGCAGCTCTTCCACCAGCACAACTAAGTGACGCATGCTGCGCCCAAGACGGTCTAACTTCCATACGACTAGGGTATCACCTCTGGAAAGCATACGGAGTACCTTTTTTAACCCAGGGCGCTCAGCCTTTTTGCCGCTCGCCTTGTCCTCAAAAATTAGCTCACATCCTGCGCTTTCAAGAGCGTTTCGTTG